CAAACTAAAACTAGGTTTAAAATCTTACAGATACTTTGACCAAGCAAAAGACCTAGCTGATAAATTAGGTGTTGCACTTAATGAGGGCATACTGAACGAAAGTTCATCTATGGCTTTGTCTGTTTATAGTCCGACAAATCTAGCTGATCTTTTAACAGATACAGTAGAGCAAACGAGAGAGGAAAAAATCGCTATTGCCAGAATGCAACAGACAGTAAATTAGTAGTTGACAAGGACTATCTTATAATATAGGATAGTCCTATAACAAATGAAAGCGAGGAAAGCACAATGATACCAAACACACAATTTAAGATTACATACTTTGCAGTTAAGCATGGTAAGTATATAACTAGAAAAGCAACATGGACTGATGAGTGTAAATACTTTACAAGTAAGGTCGGCAACAAGATGATGACTTACTTTGATATGGATAAGCAAGGATATAGAACTTGCAAGGGCAGTTGGACTGTGAGTTATTAATGGCTGAAATGAATGAAGCACACTTTGAAACAATAGATAAAAATAGAGATGAAATGCACCAAAGAAAAAAGGTGCAGTTTCTAGAGGATAGAATTAAGACTCTAGAGAAAACATTAGAAAGCCATACCAAAATCTTGGCTAGATTTCAAATGACCGAGGACAAATCATGAGTAGCTTTGTTTGGTGCCATGGACCAAGTTGCCATACCAATGACACGCAAGATAGATTGCGTGGTGTCAAGGGTAGCAAGGTCTTAAGGACTAAGAAGATAGCACAACGAACCGAGAGTAGGTGGTACAATGCTAATAACTTCTATAATTACTTCTGTAGTAATGGTTGTTATAATGACTTTGCTAATAAACATATAGAACAGATAAGAGCCATCGCGCCAAGGACCGAGGCATTGGAAACACCAGTCAATGTAGATAAGGTGCAAGATACTACATACACTGGTCATAGTTATACAAGGGTAGAGATATCAAGGGTTGACAATGATATAGGATAGTGTAGGATAGGTACAGAAAGCGAGGAACTAACATGACACAAATGATTAAAGCAACTAACCCTTACTCTAACCAGTCAACGATGTTAACACCAGAGGAACACAAGTTATACATCGAGATTAAGACAGCAGAGTTTGATGAGGATTATAATGTAATGCAAAAGAAATTGTCTAAGTTCAGTAGACTAAATGCAGCAGCATTTATGGTACTACTAGACTAACGAACACATAGAGTGTGGGCCTCGCATAGCCAGGCCCACAACCACAGCGTGTGGCGCGCAAGCGCGCTCGCTTGTATTTCCATAGAGGTACCAGACCCATCCAGTAATTTGCAGGTAATATAATTGTTAATATAGTATATATAGAAAGGGGTCCCAAGACCTACCCTTTATAGCTTGATTTACACGGTTATAGCCTGTAAAAACCAAATGGGTTAACAAAAACACCTTTAAAAAAATTTTGCAAAAAAATATATGGATATAAGCTTAGATAAGATAAAGAAACTGCCTCCTGACATAAAGAAAGACTTTATGAAAATGTATTTGAGGTTAGAAGAAAAGAAAAAAATTTTAAAAATTAAAGATGACTTCCTGTCATTTGCCAAGCATATATGGCCAGAGTTTATAGAAGGTAAGCATCATAAAATTATTGCAGAAAAATTTAACAAATTAGCTCGAGGCGAGATCAAAAGATTAATTGTTAACATGCCACCAAGGCACACAAAGTCCGAGTTCGCTAGCTCCTTGCTGCCCGCTTGGATGATTGGGCGTACGCCTAAATTAAAAATTATTCAAACTACTCACACCGGGGAACTAGCAATTAGATTTGGGCGTAAAGCTAAAACACTTATGGATTCTCCTGAGTATAAAGAAATCTTTGAGACAAGACTCAGGGAAGATAGTCAGGCAGCGGGTCGCTGGGAAACAGCACAAGGCGGCGAGTATTTTGCATCTGGTGTTGGTGGAGCAATTACAGGTAGAGGAGCGGACTTGTTAATTATAGATGATCCACACTCAGAGCAAGACGCAATGAACATGACAGCGTTGGAGAGGGCTTACGAATGGTATACATCAGGCCCACGTCAAAGGTTACAACCCGGCGGAGCGATTGTTTGTGTTATGACGAGATGGAACACAAAAGACTTGACCGGTCAGTTATTAAAACATCAAAGCGAACCTAAATCAGATCAATGGGACCTCGTAGAGTTTCCAGCCATTATGCCTACAGGTAAACCTGTTTGGCCTGGATATTGGAAACTGGATGAACTAGAAGCAGTTAAGGCATCTTTATCCGTTGCTAAATGGAACGCGCAATGGATGCAGAATCCAACGTCTGAGGAAGGTGCTATTATTAAACGTGAGTGGTGGAAAATTTGGGACAAAGACTATATGCCTAAACTAGAACACATCATACAATCGTATGATACAGCATTTATGAAAAAGGAGACAGCCGATTACTCGGCTATTACAACGTGGGGCGTGTTTCGAGAAAATGAGGATAGTCCACAACAGCTGATTTTAGTGGATTCCTTAAAAGGTAGGTATGAGTTTCCAGAACTAAGACGAGTGGCTAAAGAGCAATATGATTACTGGCAACCGGAGACGGTATTGATTGAGGCTAAAGCATCTGGATTGCCTTTAACTTATGAGCTTAGGGCTATTGGTATACCTGTTGTTAATTTTACTCCGTCACGTGGCAATGATAAACATACTCGTGTAAATGCAGTTGCACCTTTGTTCGAATCTGGTAGTATATGGGCACCTGAGCAAAAATTTGCAGAAGAGGTCATTGAGGAGTGCGCGGCATTCCCTTATGGCGATCATGATGACTTAGTTGATAGTATGACTCAAGCTGTGATGCGGTTTAGACAGGGTGGATTAGTTTCTCACCCAGAAGATTATAAAGATGAGAAAATCATCAAAACAAAAAGGACGTATTACTAATGGTACAAAAATATATAGGAGCTGGGATAGAAATTGCAAGATTTCTTAAATCTTTAAAAAATCTTGTAGATAAAAATCTCATTAAAAATATAGATCAAGCTAAAGCTTTTGCTAAACAAGAGTTTGGTGAAGTGTCAGATCTTATGACACTGCAAATTAATAAAGTTTTTAAAAACAAAAATCAACCTGTTGTAGGTAAAAAAGATCCTGTGTTTGATAACACAGTAGAAACAATTCCATTTGATGATACTGGCACTCCTTTCAATCCTAGAAATCCACAAAAAGTATACGGCAAACCAAAAGAAGGCATTAAGACTTTAGACGAAGCAGAGATGGATATAAAATCTATTGACGATGCAACAAATGAATTAAATGATGCAGTAACAGAAGCAGATGCTTTTTCAGAAAACATAGGATTTCCTGCTGCAACTAAAAACATTAAAAAAGAAACATCGGATTTAGATGATATATTAGAAGGTCTTGAGGGAGACAAATCACTTCCGGAGATAGATGAAAACCTTTTAAAAGATTACAACGATGAAATTAGAAAAGGTGTAGATGAGATTATGAGTGATACATCACCTGCAGCTTTAAGAAAAAGTATAGAGGTTGATAATCTGATGTTAGAATATCCAGGACTGAGTAGAGACTTTGCAAAACAAATTGCAAATGATCCCGATCCAAAACGTAAGGCTGATATGCTTGCTATGGTAAAGCAAACAGTAAAAATGAGTGAAGAAGGAAAAAGTGGTAGTGAAATTATAGATATATTTAAAAAAGGAACAGACAGAACGGAACAATCTAAAGGTGGTAGAATCGGTTATGGTAGTGGCACTATTGATCCAAAAGATTCAGACACAACTCAACAAAAGTTTGTATCAGACGCAGCAGGAGCCATACCTAAAATAGGTGGTGGAGTTTTACCAAAAGATATGGGTAAATTAACTGTGGATGATTTTGAAAATCTTGAAGACTATCGAAGATATACAAATTTATTAGCAAGAAGTAATAAAGCTACGGGCGGTAGAATTGGTTATGCAGATGGCACAGAAAACATGATGGCAGAAATAGACTATTCTAGTAGTGCATATAAAATGAAACTAATAGACTCACTTATGGACACTGGTGGATTAGATTATGGATCCGCCGTAAAAGAAGCAGATAGAATTATAGAAATAAAATTAAGACCAAAAACAAAAAAGAAACTAGCCGCTGGCGGACTACCAAATATATTAGGATACTAATGAAGATCCACGAGTACAACCAGATGATGGCGTACCTCACGAGGCCCGCTACTAGAACCAAGTTAGCCGAAGGATCAAAACTACAAGACCTTGGAAACCTGGTGGATGTTAGAAATA